CGACGGATATTGCAACCGTCAATTCTGGGCGTACTCATCCGCCACAACCCGCGTCTATCAAGCCAACAACGAATACTGGACCGACATCGACGACGTCTACTCAACCGCCTCGTTCGTTCTCAAAACGTCGACATTCGCTGACGGCAACTTCGACGTCACCTGGCAGACGACCGACTATCAGCTCGAACCGCTCAATGGGTTCCTCGATGGCCTGTCCTGGTCATATGACAAAATCCGTGCCATCGGCGACTACCTGTTTCCGACTGTCAATGCCAACTACGGCGAACAGGCGCTCGTGCAGGTGACAGCTCGCTTCGGTTGGGCCACCGTCCCCGAGCCGATCAAGCAGGCCGCGATCATCCAGGCCTCCCGAATCTTCAAGCGTTACGACTCGCCGCTCGGCGTAGCTGGGTTCGGTGACATCGGGGCGATCCGCGTCTCTCGATACCTAGACCCTGACATGGCTCAGCTCGTCGAACCGTATCGTCGAATGCGGATGTTCGCCTAATGCCCGCAACCGTCACCCAGGTCAAAGAAGGCCTCAAAGCTCGGATCCAGACGATCTCGGGCCTCCGTGCCTACGACTATCAGCCCGACCAGGTCAACCCGCCGTTCGCCTGGCCCACACTCGACGAAATCCGTTTTCATCAAACGGGAATGGCATCAGGCGGCGTCGTCATGGACTTCACGATCACCGTCGTCGTCACCCGACAGTCCGAGCGCTCAGCTCAGGAAAAGATCGACAACTACTCAGCCTGGGACGGAGCACAATCGCTCCGAGCAGCTATCGAAGCCGACAGAACCCTCGGTGGAGTGTGCGATGACCTCATCGTCACTTCCGCTGGCAACTTCACCAATATCGACGCCAACGACACCCTCTACCTAGCCATGGATTTCAAGGTCACGGTGTATGCTTGAAAACATGAAGAAGTACCAGGTCACAGGACCGTTCCCCGTCACTGGTGTTCAGCCAGGCGGGTTCGTGGACGGAAGCGGCATCGACAATGTAGAGTTATTGGTCGCAGCTGGGATCCTGACGCCAGTCGCAGACAAAGTCCAAGAAGTCACCTCGAAAGCCGCTAAGGCAGGAGAAAAATAAATCATGGCAAAGCTGGTCCTCAAAGATGTCAACGTCTCCTTCAACGGTACGGACATCAGCGCGAATGTCGCCCAATGCACGCTCAACACCAGCGCGGCTGAGGTAACGACCACCGCCTTCGGAAGCTCGGCGGTCACGCGAGTGAGCGGTTTGATCGACAACTCGGTCACGTTCTCGATTCACAACGACTACAACGCCATCGACGGAATCTTCTTCCCGCTCGTCGGCTCGACTGCGGTTAGCTGCACCATCAAGCCGAACGGCACCGCTGCGGCTTCCTCGGCGAACCCGAGCTACAGCTTCTCGGTGCTCGTCACCGAATGGACTCCCGTCAACGGAGCAGTCGGAGAGCTTGCCACCGCAGACGTGACGTTCCCGATCTCGGGTGCGATCACGAAGTCTGTCGGCGCCTAATTCCACAACCCTTACCCTGCGGAGGTAGTCAATGAAATTAGTGCTTATGATCTGGGGCACTGACGATAAAGAACGTCAGTGCGTTGCAGAATTCGTCGATTTCGTCAAGTACGAAGAGCAGCACAATATTTCGATGTCAAAAGTCGAGCAAGACATCAAGGTTCGCGACCTTGCTTGGCTTGCTTGGCATTCGGAAAAGCGTCGCGGCAACACGCAACTCAACTTCGATCAGTGGCTCGAAACAGTATCGAACATCAGTCTCGATACTGGGGAGGGCAGGATCGTCCCTTTGGAGATGACTCAGCCCACTGGATGATCGCCTACCTGGCGTGCGAAACGGGCATCGCCCCGTCAGCTCTATTGGCTGAGTCACCACGAATGTTGTGGACGATGCAAAAATACTTGCATTGGCGTTTCATAAAACAGAATCCGAGCACGCCCTACACTGGCTGACATGGCACTGACACCGCTTCCGAAACCACGCGGCGGTCAAGGATATTCGTACACTCGCACAGCGTTCGGCAGCGGCGGCGACGTTTCATTCGCGGCACCAGGACTCATGGAATTCCTGCGACAGGCATCCCAGGCGCTCCCTCAATTCAATGCCGAAATGCGTAAAGCCGCCCAAGAAGTCGCCCAAGTCGTCGTCGACCGAGCTAAACAAAACGCCAACTCGCAGCCCCCTCACGGTAAAAACCCAGGCACCAGGAGTCAGGCCGCGGCAGTCGTCGAGGGGCTCCGAGCACGCAGAGATCGCATCCCCACAATCAAGCTCGACGGCAACAAGCTCTACCCCTCCAAGTCGCGCTCGAACCGCACCAGAGGCCTCGGACGCCAAGGGCCCAGGCTCTCAGGCGTCTACCGAGGCTTCGACCGCAAGGTGACCATGGGCGACGTCTTCTACGGTGCCGAGTTCGGTGGAGGGCGACGGTCGACCACCAAGCAATTCCTCCGTCACCGTGGCCGCTCGGGATACTTCTTCTGGCACGCGGTCCGAGACAGTAAGTCTTTCATCGTTGAGGAATACTCGAACTCGATTGAGCGCGTCCTAAAAAGCCTTGCAGCTGGGGTCGAATGACTGTACGCTGAGGAACGAAGGAGCCCGCCATGGTCCTCACAACTAAGACCGACACCGTTTCCGCGGTCGGATTCAGGAACCTCAGGTTCATCACCCCTGAACCGTTCGCCGCATCCTGGGCACAGCTCAGCGCCCGACTGTCATTCAGCAAAGGCACCGTCGCCAAGGATCGACGCTCACTCTGGTCACCCGCCATCTACCGAGACGGCACCACCCGAGGCAACAGCGGCGTCGAAGCGATCACCTGCCTAGTCGTCGACATGGACGGCGAAGCGTTCGACTTCGCTCACCTCGACGGTCTCGAATGGCTCGCCTACACCACCTGGTCGCATCGCCCCGACAAACAGCACTGGCACCTCGTCCTCCCGTTGAAGCATCCCGTCCCAGTGTCACGGTGGAGCGAAGCTTGGGCTCGGTTGCATGAGCGGATCAACGTCGTCGGCGACCCGAAGACCAAGGACCCAGCTCGCATCTTCTATCTTCCGCAGCACGCACCAGGCCATACACCAGAGTCCAAGAGCGGCACTGGTGAATTCCTGGATCCTGGTATCGGTGAGCTCTTCGTTCCGCGACCTGTCATCGCACGCTCACCGCGAACGGTGCGCGGACAAAGCAAGCCGCCGAAGCACTACTGGGACGCTGAAGGTTGGTGGGATGAGACGCAGGATCTCTCACGGTTCGCAGGCATGAGCGAAGCGGAGATTGCAACAGCGCTGCTGCGCGAGTTTCGTGAACTCAGGAAATCGTGGATTCTTGACTGAGTAGAATCAACGGCTATGGCCGTTGAGCGCTCATTTATTGTCAAGCTGCTCGCGGATCCGCGGCAACTCATCCAGGGTTTCCAAGCGGTTCGCGGTCAAGCCGAAAAGACTTTCGGCGAGACCGACGCGAAAGTCCAGTCACTTCTCCCAGGGTTCCGCAACCTCACCATCGCCGCCGCTGGTGTTTTCGCTGGCTTCACCGCAGGCGCTATCGGAGCGGTTCGAGCCGCAGCTCAGCAGGAAGCTCAGCAGCAGCGCCTCCGTCAAATTCTGCTCACGACTGGCAAAGCAACACAGGAACAGATCGCAGCTCTCTACGAGCAGGCCAACGCCTTAGAGCGTGTAGGTGTTGTCGCTGGCGGCAACATCAACATTCTGCAATCGCAGCTCGCCACGTTCGATCTTCAGGCATCAACGATTCAGAAGCTCACGCCAGCGATTGTCGACTATGTAGTAGCTGAGAAGGGCGCTGGCGCAAGCGCGGACGAATTCCGCATGATGACCAACGGTCTCGCCCAGGCGTTGAACGGCCAATTCGGGGCACTGACCCGAGTCGGCTTCGTCCTCGACGAGAACACAAAGAAGATGATTTCGAGCGGCACCGAAGCCGAGCGTGCCGACGCCATCGTCAAGGTTCTCAACTCGACCTACGGCGGATTCAACGAGTCCCTCCGCAATACTACCGAGGGGCAGCTTCAGGCGTTCCGTAACTCGATGGACAAAATCAGGACGGACCTGGCCACAGCGTTTCTTCCTATTTTCAATCGAGTCATGGATGTTTTCGGTGGGCTCGCTAATTTCGCTGCCCAAAACACAACCGCGGTAAAAGTTTTCGCTATCGCAGTCGGTGGATTGTCCACCGCGATCCTTGCTCTTGCTGGGTATCTCAAATTTGTCGCATTCCAACAAAGGATCATGGCGGACGAAACGCTGAAAGCGGTGTTCTCGTTGAAAAACGCCGAGGGCGAGCTAACAAATACCAGCAAGGCGGCAATCGGACTCGGTAAAGCATTTTCAGCTATTGGTATTTCTGCTGGGATTTTCGGGGTACTCAACGAAATTACAGATACCGCTGGACAGGCCGCAGACGGGCTAAAGCGCGTAACTATTGAGATTGGTCAATTCAAGAGAATAGGAAGTGATGGCGCTCGATCAGTCGTTGAAGAATTCAATAGGTTCGGACGAATCATCCAAAACCAAAACCGTTTTGGTGACATTATTAGCGACTGGGGACGCGAGTTCCAATTTACGGGCACCAGCGTAACTACATCCATCGAGGCGATGGATGAGGCATTTCGTAGGTTCCTGGACTCCGACCCCGAACAAGCACAAGAAATTGTCGACGCGCTCAAAGCACAACTCGCGGTCACAGACCCAACAACAAGGTCATATCAAGACCTCACGGATGCAATTGCACGTTACGAAAGAATGTTGCGGCTTACCAAGGCAGCACAAGACGCACTGACTGAATCATCCAAGGGTCTCCAGTCTTGGATCAACAAAAACATCGGCGCGACAAATATGATCGCGACGCAGCACATTCTTGAAAGCCGCGCCAGACTCGCATCAGCAGACTCGATCAGCCAATGGAATAAGGAAGCAACACAACTTTTCAATAAAGCAAGCTCGGGCAAGTCTGCTACCGAGAAGCTTGCTGACGCGAAGAAGAAACTTCAGTCGGCTACCGACTCGCTGAAGTCGGCACAGATTTCGGAACGTAACTCGGTTGAACGGTTGATCGACGTCCAGAAGGCGCTCACCAATGCTGACGAGCGGGTGACGAAAGCCAAGGACGCGCTGGCCAAGGCGATCCGCGGGTACGGTCGCGACTCCAGGGAAGGTATCGCCGCGGCACGTTCGCTCGCTGAGGCTCAGCGCGGATTGGAGCGAGCCAACTTCGGTGTCGTTGACGCCCAGAACCGTGTCATCGCAGCTCAGAAGAAGCTTGATGACCTGCGGAACAGGGCGTCGGATCCGAACGATATTGCTAACGCCGAGTTCAACCTGGAGAAGTCGAAGCTCGATGTCGAGGAGGCGACGCTCGCCGTTCAGGAGGCGGAGCAGGATCTCGCTAAGACGATGGCCGACCCTGAGGCTTCACCGTTGGCGAAGCGTAAAGCTGAGCTCTCCCTGGTGTCGGCGAAGTTCGGTCTGCGTGACGCGATCAACGACCAGGCCTCATCCGAACAGAACCTCATCGCGGTTAGGGCCACTGGTGCGACGGCTGAGGAGCTGGCCGCGGCTGAGCGTGAGCTGGAAGAGGCGAAGCTATCTGTCCAGGATGCCATCGACGCCCAGACGCGAGCCCTGGAGGATCTCAACACCGAGCAGGAGACCTATCGCAAGATCACGGAGGGCATCCGAGAGGACGACGCCGAATACGTCGAGCTCTCCAAGGACATCGTGCAGGCTGAGGAGGATCAGGCCACGGCGGCTCGCAACCTCCGCGACGCCCGCGAGGGGGCCGCTGGGGCCACCGATGCGTTGCGTCGAGCTGAGGAGGAGCTGCGTCTCAGCCGTAAAGAGCTGCGTGTCGCTGGCGGCGGCAGGCAGTCGACACCTGGTCGGGCGCTCGGCGGCTCGGTGCTCGGTGACAGGCCCTACCTGGTCGGCGAGAACGGGCCAGAGCTTTTCGTCCCTGCGAGCGGCGGACGAATCATCCCCAATAACAAAATGGGTGGGGGCACCGTCGTGAACGTCGTCGTCAACGCTGGCATGGGGGCATCGGGCGCTCAGATAGGTCAGGAGATCGTCGACGTGCTGAGTAAATACACCAAGGTCAGCGGTCCGCTCTCGCAGTACGTTACGGTCTGAGCCATGCCGCAGACTGCCGCCTGGGGCCAGACATACAAAGTCCTCTTGGACACAGGGTTCCTCCTTGATGTCTTCACCCTCGACGAATCAACCCTTGACGGCACCGACACCCTCGACGGGTCCACCGAGTTCGCTGACGTCACCGAATACGTCCAGAATGTCAACATCCGCCGCGGTCGCCAAGATCAGCTCACAACCATGCCAATCGGCCAGGCCACGATCACCCTGGACGATAAGTCATCGGGGCGGGCATTCGACCCAGCCAACACAGCGTCACCCTATTTCCAAGGCGGATACGGTATCGCCCCGCGGCGGTTCGTTCAGATTTACGCAGGCACAGCAGGTCAGGAACCGCTCTTCGTTGGACGAGTCAACGACCTCGACATCGACTACGTCCAACCGAATAACTCGTTCGCAATCATCTCATGCGTTGACGACCTCTCGGCATTCGCTCGAACGAACCTCATCGGCTTCACCCCGTCGTCGCAGCTCTCATCCGAGCGCGTCTCGGCGATCCTGGATCGACCCGAGGTCGCCTACTCAACCGCGACCCGCTCAATCCAGACAGGCATCGCTACCCTCGGAACCGTCGCCTACGACAGCAACGTCAACGTCAAAGCGGCACTCGACGCCGTAGTCCAGGCGGAGGACGGTCGGTTCTTTGTCAGCCGCGGAGGAACAGCAACATTCCAACAGCGGACGACGATCAGCTTCGGAACAGCGACAGTCGCATTCAGCGATATGCCAAGCGGCTCAGCCTACGGATACCAGGAGCTCGCGGTCAGCTACGGATCCGAAACCCTCTACAACCGAGTCCAAGTCGGCGTTCAAGGCCTCGCCGTGTCAACCGCAGTGGACTCGACTTCGATCAGCGAATTCGGGGTCAACACTCTCACCCTCAATGACGTCCCCCTCAACACTCAGGCGGCAGGATCGACCCTGGCCGATAACCTACTTGCAAAATACAAGGATCCCGTTTTCAGGTTCAGTCAAATAGGGGTCAGCCTCAACGGGCTCACAGCCGCAGCGGGCCAGGCAGTCGCAGCGCTAGAAATCGGTGACTTGGTATCTGTCACCAAGACATACACCACGGGTTCCCCTGGAACCGTCACCGAAACCATGTATGTCGAGAGCATCGCTCACGAAATCAACCCAGCCACCCACCGAATCCGATTCAGCCTCGGCCAAGCCAAGCTTCTCTCACCGTTCATTCTTGACGAGTCCGAACTCGATGACCCTGACCTTGGGCTAGGATAAACCGCACTATGGCCAAGCAGACGTTTTCATTCGGTCAACAGCTGACCAGTACCCAAATGAACACGCTTCAGACCAACGATTTCAATTGGAGCGTTTCAACACAAACCGCCAACTACACCCTCGTC